CACCGATGTGGCCTCTTTAATTCCGAGAACCATCGTGCAATCTGCAAACTAAATGACTGGCATGATCGATTTTTGAATGTGCTGGAAGAAATGCGAGCAGATATAAAACGGGTATTAGGAGAGTGTCCCCCTGATGATGTATTCGTCAAATCCAAGCATGGTCCGGGTGCCAGTGTTGAGACTGATTCTAGTAGTGGCGAAGTAACTGAGTTTTTTAAATTCAGCAATTTGCCCTACTACGTCACTCAGCAGGCACTCCCCCTTGCTAGGGAAGTTATTGCCAGTGATCAACGCTGGTTAGGCGCATTAGACGAATGGTACCGTAGAAGGTGTGATAACCTCTACGGACCAATAGACCTCGAAGATTTCTGGTCTAGAATCTTTTGCGTCCATAACTTCAGCCGCATTGCCACCGTCCCTAAGTCCTTCGAAATTGATAGGACTATAGCTATAGAGCCTCGTCTTAACGTCTATTTACAACTAGGCGTAGACCGATATCTCCGCCGCCGCATTTCGCGGTTTTGGGGGTTCGATCTCGACGATCAAACCTGGAATCAGGATTGTGCGTACATAGGTTCCCTTCTCGGGGATCTAGCAACGCTCGACCTTGCCGGAGCATCAGACACCGTAGCATTAATTTGCTGTAGGATCTTATTGCCCCCTGCTTGGTTTTCTCTGCTTCTAGATTTGCGCTGCCCTGCTGGCGTTATGCCGGGTGGTGATACCCTGTTCTTTGAGAAAATTTCCTCAATGGGTAATGGCTTCACGTTTGCTTTGGAGACCCTAATCTTCGGTGCTGCCGTACGTGCTGCAGTACGAAGAACACAATCAATAGGGCCGTCTAGCGTTTACGGGGATGACATCATTGTCCCTGTGACCGCCTACGCGTACTTAGTAGAACTACTCGAATTGTTAGGTTTTCGTGTAAACGAAGATAAATCCTTCGCTTCGGGTCCGTTCCGCGAGTCGTGTGGTCAAGACTTTTTCCACGGGATCGCTGTAAGGCCTCTGTTTTTGTCGCAGAAGCTTCAAGGAATCTCTGACCTTTTTTACATGCACAATTCAGTTTTTGAACTTGAGCGCAGGTTGCCATGGACGTGGGGAGTAGATTTCTCTGCTACCTTGGCATTAATCCGTAAGTACATACCCCCAATTTATCGGGAGCAGTGCTATGGACCGCCGTCGGAGAGCCTAGATACCTACCTTTTTTCTTGGCGGAAGCCAAGGGAGGAGTACTGGGGCAAAGATCACCCTGTACATTGGGGTAATGCAGGAGTCTGTAAAGTTGTGTATAAGCTGGTCCCCGTGGCGGTTGACTTCGAACGCCTTGGAAAGAGATATCATGATTTCCATTTCAGGAAACTCATGGCATCTCTAGGCGAACGAGAACAGTCAAAGCCATGGGAGATCGGCAAACGCACGCTTCCAGCGAAAGGGAACGTCTTCAATATAACGAAGCGTTCACGGGTCACCCTCAAGTGTACCCGTTCGCGGCTCCCCCAATGGGGGGGAAGGAATGGTAAGTAACAGACCTCTGAGCGTCATCACACG